CTAGAAGGCGCGACTGCCGGTGGGGGACAGCACGAATCCGTGTGGACCGTCACCGGTGAAGTTGTTGGGCAATATGCACGTTGTCTCGCGCTGTTCACCGACGGCGCAGGTGATCACCTTGTCGGTGGCCTTGAGGCCGTAGGTGATCTTCTGCCCCGGTGAGAGCGGCCGATACATGCTGGGGTCGATGGCCGCGGGGCCGGCCGGTGATGCGTCGGGCCGGGCGACGATTTCCTGCTGGCCCAGGTCGGGCATATGGGTAAGGCTGGCGGTCGAGGTGGTCAGCGACACCGTGGCGAGGTTCTCGTCTCCCGAGACGCCGGGGAGCTTGCCCCAGCACGCGCCGTCGACGCCGGTGGCACGGGAGTTGGCCGTGATGCGGCAGTGCAGACCGTCGGGGGTGCGGAACTGCACACCGGAGGTGGCATAGGCGGAGTAGGTCTCAAAGGCGGTGGCCTCGACCGCGGTGTAGCCGTCAAGGTTGGGCGGCGGCGGGTCCGCGGCCGCCTGACCAGCGAAGGTGGTGGCACCCGCCGCAACGGCTACACAGGTGATCAGCAGCATGCGCATGTGATTACTCCCGAAGTTTGGCGACGTCTGGCTGACGCTACCGTGGCACGGGTAGGTAATTCGGTGGCTTCATCGATATCTGGCGGTACGATGGAGTGTCCCACCGAAGGTCGGTGGGGTGACGGGGCTGAACGGTTTCGACAGCGAGTCTCGACTTAAGGGAAGCGTGCCGGTGCAGGCAAGAGACCACCGTAAGCGTCATTGCAACCAATTAAGCGCCGATTCTCATCAGCGCGACTACGCACTCGCTGCCTAAGCGACTGCGTGTCTGTCAGACCGGGACCTCCCGCGGCCCGGACCCTGGCATCAGCTAGCGGGATCAACCGGTGGCTTCGGCCGCGGAGGCCACCGGGACATCAAACAGCGGCTGGGATCGTCATCTCGGCTTGTTCGCGGGACCGAGAGATCCAAGTAGAGGCATAGCGAACTGCGCACGGAGAAGCCTTAATGAAGGGCCGTTGGACCCGGGTTCAATTCCCGGCAGCTCCACGGAAAACGGCAGGTCAACCGGTAGATTTTTACCGGATGGCCTGCCGTCAACAGTTCCGTCAACATATTATTGATTGCGTGGCATCACTTCGCACGCGATACCGGGGCGACGGCAGCCCCTATTTCTCGGTCCTGTACCGGCTCGACGGCAAGCAGACCTCCCTGTCAGTTAACGATCAGCAGGAAGCCGAATACGCCTGCGAGCTAATGAACCGCCTCGGTCCCGCGCGGGCGCTGGAGATACTGAAAGTCAGCAGAGCGCCCCGCACGAAGCTGACCGTCGACGGATGGATCCGGCACCACATCGACCACCTGACAGGCGTCGACAAACGCACCATCGAGGACTACAACCGGTACCTGCGTAACGACATAGGGCCTGCGCTCGGACCGGTCCCGCTGGATGACCTCACACGGGACGACATCGCGGGGTGGGTGCTGCAGATGCAGGACGATGAAGCCAGCCCGAAGACCATCGCGAACAAACACGGGTTCCTGTCAGGGGCGTTGGCCGGCGCGGTTGCTTCGGGGAAGCTGAAGGCCAACCCGGCCGCAGGTATCCGGTTGCCGCAGAGCCACGCCAAGGAAATGGTGTTCCTGACGCGCGATCAGTTCGCCCACCTGAACAGTCATGTGACCGAGCCGTGGCAGCCGTTCGTCGAATTCCTGGTCGCTTCTGGCTGCCGCCTCTCAGAGGCCACAGCGCTGCGCCCTGACGACGTTGATCGGGATGCGGGAACCGTGAGGATCTGGCAGTCGTGGCGCCGCGGCGGTGGAGGGTATCGACTCGCGCCACCGAAGACAGAGCGGTCAAAACGAACGATCAACGTAGGCAAGGCGACCTTGGACAAGCTGACCTACACGGGGGAGTGGTTGTTCACCAACCCCGGCCGAGGCCGACGCGCCGAGGGTGGCCCGGTTCGGCCACCGAATCTGCGGGCAAACGTGTGGGCGCCTGCTGTGCAGCGGGCCGCGCTGCCGCAGAGCCCGCGTATCCACGACCTGCGACACACCTGTGCATCGTGGATGATTCTGGCCGGCGTCCCGCTGCCGGTCATCCAACGCCATCTCGGCCACGAATCCATACAGACGACCGTCGACCTGTACGGCCACATAGACCGATCAAGCGCGGAGGCTGCCGCCAACGCCATCGCGAACATGCTCGCTACGGGGTGAGCTGACCACGCAAAGTCGATGCGGCCGGTCTCACGGTCACTCGAATAATCCCGGCTCCGTGGGGCGGTCGGTCAGCGCCAGCAGCCGGTATGCCCATCGGCCAGGCTTACCGGTATTTCGGACTAGTCGCACTCTCTCGATCTGTGCTTGGACCGGCTTGTCGACGTGTCGAATGACAGCGTCGGAAAGCTCTGGGTCGTATACGCCTTCGTAGTCGCGGCCCTGTGCTTCGAGATAGAAAATCCTCCGACGGGTCCGCATTCCATCGAGTCGGCCTTCGACAGGAATTACGTCGCGCTCGTATTTGCCATCGAGCAGGTCCGTGTTGATGGTCGCCGCCTGATCGCGCGTCATCACCCCGCCCGTGAGGGCTCCCGAGGAGGTGCTGACCGTGAGATCTACGGCAGCGGCAGCCTGCACCGCTTCAACTACATCTTTGACAACATTGAGCAGCGCTCGATCGTGAGCTGCAAGTGGCGCCACCGCCTCCGGGTCTGCCGATTCGGGGAGTATATTGACAAGCTCGATTGCCGCCCGTTCTGCTGGTGTCTCCGTGTGTGAGACGAACAACTGAGGGTTGGCGATGTCCAGGTTTTCAAACCCGAACTCGATGCGCCTGCCTATCTGGCGACGCGGGTAGAGACGTGCTCGGTCTTTGTCAGACTCTTGGACGATGTTTGCTTGCGAGAGTGGATCATGTAAATGCTTTCCCATCCGTGCGACCGCATTCTGCATGTGGCGCGCGACAGCAGACAGCACATCGGCGTCGATATCACGATTAACGTCGACCGCCAAGAATGCAGGTTTGCGGCGACTGCCGAACTTGGTATCAGCTGCGGTCAGTGAAGCTCGGGCGAGTTTGTCGAGCCATGAGTCACCGTCGATCTGTGCCTGAGCTTCCTCAAATCTGCTCATAGCGCCACCTCGATATATCCCTTGACTGCGCCTTCAATTATCTCACCGTCATCGCCCTTTACCGCGGACCAGGTGTCGTGCCAAACATCGTCTTGTCCGGGGTAACACAGGAAGGCGTCAAGCTCTCCAGCAAGCGGTTGTATGCGTTCGAAGCCAAGGTACAGCGGCTCACCGACAACTACATCTTGAAGCGTGAGCATCCCAAAGACACGGTCCCTCTCGCGTCCGGTGTAGGAGCGCAGATGGTCCCAGCTACCCGGCTTGATCACGACATCAACATCGAATGGGGCATGAGCCTTCGCCGTGACGAACCCTCCGTCAACCCACAGTTGGCATGGACCGATGATCCGTTTAGCCAGCTCAGTGAACGTGATGAGTGACCCAAATAGCTCTTGCCTGCGGGCGGTGTTGGGTGCTCCGATGACGCATCGGTCGTGGACGTCATCCATGGTGCCAGTGTGACGTCCGGGTGGAAGTAGCCCCTGGCTAGTCCACTCGGGCAGGCTCACCGATGTTGCCTCTCGCCCCGCTTGGCGGTCTTTCGTTGGTGGATATCGGGGCCGGATTGCGCTAACCGACTGATCGGATCGCCTGATGCGCCCTCGGACACCTCATCCCCCTCCCTACCCTTTGCCGGACTACTTTGCCCGATTTCCGTACTACTGTCTCGGTTTTCGGTCTCGACGGGGTCACGGGCGTGTCCAAGATTGGACTCGGCAGCTCGCTGGGCGCCTCGGAACAACCCGCCGCTACCTATCGCGGGGTCAGCATCCTGGTCTTCGTTAGCTTGCGGCGATGAAGGGCGCCTCAAATCCTCGATCGACGTAACGTCTCTGCCGACGGTCGGCCCCAGCATCCACTTCGAAGGCTCCAACCCGAGGCGTTCGGCTGCGGCGACTCCATCTGGTTCCCACCACCAATGCGCCCGCCACGGCTCGTCCTCTTCATCAAACTCGGCGCCGGGATCCCAGGGGGGCGTCCAGGGGCGCCCGTAGGTGACATCGTTAGTCATCTGTTGAACGGCGTCGAGTTCGGATTGTGCTTTAGCGAAGGGGATCGCCCGTGCACGCGCATACCCGAGCACTAGGTTCAGCATGCGGTTGCGTGCTTGCACCCACTCGGCGAAAACAGCTTCGGCTGATAGAAACTCGCCGTCTGGCCCAACGCCGAGATTTGGGTCCGGGCGTCTACGAATCTCCCGAGGCGGTAGTGGCGGATCGCCCTCTTGAGCGGGCAATCCCGCTGCCTGCCGCAGACGTGCAGCAGTACGCCGAGCAGATTCTTTCTGCTGAATGAGATCCTGAAGTTCCTCGACTGCGTCCTCGCGGCCTACATCGCGCAGCTCATCCGCAGTGGCACCGACCACTAGAGCCATTCGAGCCAGGGTTACGGCGGGAGCGCGCACAGGGACGCGAAGATCCGCCGTTTCTTGCCTGTACCCCTTGATGATCTGACGCCAGCGAGAGTCGGACATATCCGCAGCCCTTGCTGCACTGCGTACCGACAGCTTTGGCCGGAACTGGGTACGCAGACGTTCTATCAACTCCGCTTCAGGTGGCTGCGTTGGTTCGCTCACCTGCACAGTGTCACGCCTAACGGGGTGCGAAGTCCATCGGGCGCACCTTTCGTGGACTTTCGCAATTACACGCTTGTGATATTCGAACACGCCTGATCGCGATACGTACCCTGAACGCGGCCACCCACGAATTCCTGTCGGACATCCCCAGCGGTGCCCGTATCGTCACCTCGGCCGCGCTCACGGGCAAGACGAACGTCCTCGGCGTGCTCGACGCCGCCGATGCTTCCTGGCCCGCTGTCACCGGGCTCAGCGGCGAAGCGGTCGTAATCTTCAAAGACACCGGCACGGCAGGAACCTCCCGGCTGATCTACTACCTAGACACCGCCTCAGGGCTGCCCGTAACCCCCAACGGCGGCGACATCAACATCGCCTGGGACAACGGCGCCAACAAGATTGGCCGGCTCTGATGTCCCCGACAGTGGTCAAGGCCGCCGCCTTGTGCCTGGCCTTCGCCGGGGCCACCGGAGTTGCGACATTCGTTGTCGTAACCCGCTTTGCGCCCGGCGAGCGCCCCCGCGATCCGCGAATCACCGCGGCACGAGGCCGGTTCGGCTGGTGACGCTGCGCGGCATCAACACCCGCGCGGCGCTACCTTCCGAAACGGAAAGCGAGACATCATGAAACCCATCGTCAAATGGCTCATCAAGACAGCCATCGAAGCTACCCGCGAGTACTTTCACGAGCATCCCGAGGTCGTCGACGAGGCCGCCGACGCCGTCGCCTCCCGGATCGCCGCAGGGCTGCCTAAGCTCGTCGATTCTTTGACGAACCTGACGCCGTGGCAGTGGGATGACAAGGCGCTCGACGGCCTGGCCGAACGGGTCGCGAAACTGCTACCGGAGTTGGTGCGCCAATTCCTGGGATTCGGCCCGCGGCCGTGAGTTTCGTATGGTTCCGGCCCGAAGGCCCGCTGCGCACCCGTGAGCAGATTGCGCGCGAGGTGCACGCGGTGTCGCTGGCCCGTGGTCTCGACGAACTCGCCTCGGTGCTGACTCTGATGTGCATCGACGTCGAGGCGGGCGCCGACGACAACAATGGGGTTCGGCAGTGGTGGTGTCCGTGGAACGCCAATGATCCGACGTCGAAGAACTATCCGCACGATTCACAGTCCGATGATGGACGCTCGGTGGGGTACTGCCAGCAGCAGAACGGCGCCGCCGGTGAGGTGGTGTCGGGCAGCGACAACTGGTGGGGTCCGATGCGCTCGCGGATGACGCTGGCCTTGGCGGTCGATGTGTTTCAGACGCGGCTGGCCGATGACTACGGGCGCGCGGCCGGAAACCCGAAGTTGGCGGGGGAGTTCGTGCAGCGGGTACAGCGGTCGGGGTACCCGGACCGGTACGCGCAGCGCTGGGACGAAGCGTGGGCGGTGTTGCGGCGCGCGCTTGCGCAAGGGCCTGTCACCCCGAAACCTCCGCTGCCGCCCATCACCGGTAGCCCGATCACGCGGTCGCGGCTGACGTCGAATCGGTACGTCGGCCGCGGCGGTAAGACGCCGCGCTGGATCGTGGTGCACACGCAGGAAGGTGGGCGCTCGGCGTGGGATCTGGCCGGGTTCCTGATTTCCACTCAGGGCACATCGGGGGCGGTGTCGTACAACGCGTGCGTCGACGACACCGAAACCGTGCTGACCGTGAATTGGGACGACACCCCGTGGTCCGCGGTCAACGCCAACCCGTATGCATTCCACATCTGCATGGCCGGTTCCTATTCGGGCTGGGGCCGCGGTAAGTGGCTCGAAACCGATGCCCGCGACGGCAAGAACGAAGACCTCCAGCTGACCCGGACCGCGCAGCTGATCGCGTGGCTGTGCCGCACCTACGACATACCCGCCCACTACATCGGCGGCAGCGGAATCCCTTGGGGCCGCGACGGTATCTGCGGACACCGCGACTTCGGTAGCTGGGGCGGCGGACACACCGACCCCGGCCCGGACTTCCCGTGGGACGAGCTGATCCGGCGCGTCCGCCTCTACCTCGACACCAGCACAGGAGATGAAGACATGGCCCAGGTACCCCAATCGGAATGGCAGGAAGTCATCGATTACGTTCGCGCGCAGAACGACCCGATCCCGTCGGCCTCGCCGCTGCGGCACCTCGGGGAAGGCAACGTGAACACCCGCGCCAACCTGGCGCGCGCCATCGACGCCAACCAGCACGTGACCGCAGTAGTCACCCTGGCTAAGGAAGGCCACACACCCTCGATCGCGCTGCTCTGGGAGGTATCGACTGCGGCCGACGCGCCCGGCAAGTACCCGGACCGGCAGGAAGACGCCAAGCTCGCCAAGACGCTGCTGGCCAGCATCAGCAAGACCAAGAAAGCCGTTGCCGCCGAGGACATCGAAGCGTGGCTCGACGCCGAGAAGGCTGCCGCATGAACGGGGCCGACGGGAAGTGGATCGGCTACGGCGAAGGCGACGAATCCGACGCGGTAATCTCGATCGAACGCCGCCTCGTGCACGCCTACCCGAAAAACAGCCGCGCCATCGAGCACGGCGTCGCGGTGGATCGCACGTACACCGCGGGCACCGCCCGCGCGGTGCGGGATCTGACGGCGTTCATGAACAACGATCCCCGCGAGCGGGAACGGCTGGCGCGCATGGGCATCGCCACCCCGTTGCGCAGTGATGGCGTCGCGAACCTGGACGTGCGCAAGGCCATCGGCGCCTACGTCGAAGCCCCCGCCAAGCCACCGCAGTCCAAGTACCCGATCCAAGGCGTGTGGGCCGATTCGCGGGCGTTCCTGAACCCGCCCACTGCGCATAGTTTCGTCAAGGCCACCAACGATTTCCGCGACGAGGCCCTGCGCCTGTACCGGCCGATGGCGGGCACCCCGATCTGGCTTCTCGGCTACAGCATGGGCGGGGCGTCGGTGCAAAAGTTCCTGACCGCGCTCCCGCCCGAATGGCGCCAGTACGTCGTCGGGGTGAGCACTTTCGGTGACCCGTCGATGCCCGCCGAGGGCAGCTTGCTTGGCGATGATCCTGGCGAGGGCATCTCCAAATCGCCGCAGCCACCGTGGGTGCGAGACCGGTACTGGTCGTACTCGATCGACGGCGACTGGTACCCGCGGGCACGCGGTCTGCTGTTCCTGCTCTACCAGGTACTCACCCGCGCAGAGCTGACAATGGAATTCGCGATCTACCTGTTCACCGAGTTCCCGAAGCAAGCATTTCAACAGCTCATCGGGCAGGCCCCTAGCGCGGACCCGTTGGCCGGGGTGCTGGCCGGGTTGGCGGGCATGATGACGTCGGGGCCGCTCGGTGCGGTCGGCGCCTTGCTCAATCCGTTGCAGCTGTTCGCGGTCCTGCCCGATCTTGTGCACCTGCTGTTCGACGCCATCAAGTTCGTGGCCACCAACGCGCACGGAATGTACGGCGACCCCGGACATGCGCTGTGGGACGGCATGACCGCCGTCGACCACGCAGCCGCCACCATCCGCCGCGTGGCCCCCGGCGGCTGCACCCTGTTCCTACTGCCTGGCACGTGGGCGAACTGGAACCAAGGCTTTCCGTTCGACGTCGCTGCACAACTGCAATAGGAGAGGCAATCATCATGTACACCTGGGCATTTTGGAGAGAGCTAGGCGAGCGCGCGCTACGTGCTGCCGCCGCTGCACTGATGGGTGTGTTCGTCGGCGACAAGACCGTCGCCACTGTCGACTGGCGGTTCACGGCCGCGGCGGTCGCGACGGCTGTTCTGGTGTCGGTGTGCTCGTCGCTGCTGGCCAGCCGCCGCACCGAGGGCGACGACGCACCACGCACCGCGTCGTTCCTGGCCGGGGGCCGCGGGTAGTGCCCGACCTGACACCGTTTGATGCAAACGACATCTGGGACTTGCTGGTCGCCGCGATCGTGACCGTTCCGCCGACGATCGCGGCGGTCGCGGCGCTACTCGTGTTCTGGAGAGGGCGAAACGAAGACCGGGAACGCCTGACGGAGGTGCACCAGACGGTGGCGGTTGCAGCCGAGGCCGCGACAGCGACAAAGGAACAGGTCCAAAACGGGCATCCCACCAAGTACCGCGACGACTTCGACGGCATGAACCGCAAAATCGACCTACTCGCCAGCAGCGTGGAACTGATTCAGTCGAACGTGCAGTCGTTGCAGGACTCCCATATTGCGCTCGTCAAGCGCCTCGGAGGTTGACCACCCATGGCTGACATCAACGACATTCCGTGGTTCAAATGCGTTGGACTGTACGGCAACATAGTCCCCGACACCCTCGACAGCGGCTACCGTCCGGACCATTTCAAACCGTGGGGCGCGGTGACATTCACGCCCCGGATCGCGGGCCCGGACAACAAGCTGGACCCGCCCGAGCCGCAGTTCCGGCTGACCGCGCACACACCGCCCATCACGCTGCTACTCGTGCCGTTCGACGCCAGGATCGAAAACGGGGTGTTGAAGCTGCCGCGGCTCGACGCGCCGGCAGGGGAGAACCCGACACCGACCGAAATCGATCAGCAGCGTGCGAGCGTCGGTCTGGACATGATCGCGAATTCACCTGCTCTGCAACTGGCGTCGGGATACAAGCTGGTCTACCAAGTGCAGTTCGGGACCATGAAGGTCTTGGGCAAGGAACACACCTTCGATTCGTTCTGGTTTGTCGCGCCGACCATCAGCGACTTCACGACCGAGCCGACATGGACACCGCCTACGGTCGACCTCACGGTCGTCGAACGATTCACGCCGGTGACGTAGAGGCGGGAAAATATACCGGCATTTATACCGACTGCGGGGCCGGTTCGGCCTCGTGTGGGTTGTCGATCCAGTCGGACGTGTCGAGGTGTGTCCATTGGCCGCTGGGGTTGTCGCCCTCGGCGATAGCCTGCTCATCGGTCACCGGCGCCGGGTAAAAGTGGATCGCGCCGTCGCAGGTGACGCATGTGCCGGTCTTCTGAAAACGCTTCATCGCGGTCATCACCCAATGGTGAACCATCATCCGGGCGTAATCTGCACAGCGTGACTGAGGATGTAGCTGCGGCCTACCAAACGCTCACTGACTGGATGAATGACCACCGGAGTCGTGGGGTGTTCATCAACGCAGATTTCGCGCCCGCTGAGGAAGCCGAACAGTGGGTCGAAGAATTGGTTGTCGGCATGGTGGCTGCAATGGCCGATGCCGGTGAGGTGGTGTCACATGGGCGCGTACGCACGACCAGCGATCGCGTCGTCGTTGAACTTGACGGCGCCGACTTCATGGCACGCGATATTGACGGCGACGGCAGCAAGCCGCAGGAAAGCGTCGAACGTCTACTTGCCCGTTTCGCAAGGATCGCGGCTGATCGCGGATGCGCACAACGCTGGTTCTACTGGTATGACGGCGACCCTGTCGGTATGGCCTACTTCGTCACGTCTGCCGAACTGAAAACCTTGGCGGGTGTTGATGTTCGGGAACTGGGAACAGCCGAGCAGTGGTACGAGGCACAGCCAGACTGA